GCCGAAGTCATGAAAATGAAGCTGGTAGAGAATCACAAATTTGATAAATCATATCCGTGTATTAAATGTAATATAGGACGGGATGGTTCAAAGATATATCATCTACCTTTTGATCAGCAATATGACAAGGTGAATATTGAGCCAGAAAAAGGTGAGTTTTTCGCAAAGACTGTCAAGGAAGCTGAGGATGCTGGGTTTAGACGAGCATACAGGTGGCGAGGGGCTAAATCTTGACTTTTCACCCCTCTTGTGCTAGTGTGTAAGCATGAAAAAAGCTATAGTCATTGCCGTTGTTTTAACGCTCATAATGGGCGTTGGCGGTGGAGTGTGGCTAAAGACCCGTCTGGACGCTCAGGCAGCTGCTGGAATGGCTCAGGAACAAAAACAGGAGCAACCGAAGAGCAAGTATGATGTTGGTCCACCAGATGCACAGGAAATCCTGGAGCTGGTAAATAAGGAGCGGGCAAGAATTGGCGTGGCACCACTAGAAGTTGACCCAAGGATAAACGCCAGTGCACAGGAAAAAGCTGATGATATGATCAGCCGTAACTATCGCGATCATGTATCACCCGAGGGAATACATGGATATGAGTTGGTATTTAAACATACAGGCGGGGAGTGCAGACATGCTAGTGAGAACCTAACCTGGCGAACAGATAACAACTCAGATACATCCCGAGACGCTTTTAACAGCTGGATGAACTCAGAACCTCATAGGAAGGCTCTACAAGATTCGAAATACACGAAAACGGGCGTAGGAATAAACAAAGATATTGTCGTCCAGCACTTCTGCCAGCCCTAAATAATATATTCCACCAAGTCTCTCTCCTTATATAACAATAAGGAGAATTTTTTATGGCACTCTTTGGAGATTGGTCGAGGGGAGATATCTTTGCTGATAATGGTTGGCTTGGCGGCGTCAGGGACAATCGTGGTGTGCATGCAGATGTACGTAACGGTGTTACCTATGGTACGTTCTGGAAAGGTCGAGACGGCAATGTCTACGTCGCTGGTAAAAATGGCGTTCATAACGCTGGTAAGTGGGACAACAACACAATTAACTACTGGACAAATCAGGCGTATCGATATGAGTCTGATCCTAACCGTGGCGGTGGCAGAACACCCAACAATGACGCAGGAGACGCTTCTGGCGGCTATTACAGCAGTGGTGGCGGTGGTGGTTACTACAACCCCTACGCTGCTCAGGAAGCCCGCAATAAGGCAGACGCTATCGCTAAATATGACGATGAAATCGCACAAGCTAACTCAGCTATCAACCGTCTAGGCGGCCAGGAAGCCATCGGTATTGCTAATGCTGGAAAAGCTAAAGACCGTGCATGGCAAGAAAACGAGAACAGCTTTAATGAGTCAACTGGTCGTTACAACATGAACACCAAAGACTCTATCGACAACATCAAAAAGACCCGAGACCAAATTGAAAGCGACGCCGCAAGTAAGGTTCGCTCGGCTAAAGGCATTCTATCTGCTGGTGGAGCAGGAGATAGTTCGTTTGCTAAAATCCTCGCACCGTACGAGATTGCTAAAGCTGCCTCAAAACAACAGGGTGAGGCTCAGGACGCATACGCTAAGAACCGCCGAGACATGGACATCAACTACTTCGCAGTTAAAAACGCCTACAAAAAGAACCAGGGGGACATTGAAGGCGAATATAACAACCGCGTGAACAGCGTGAAGCAAAAGATTGCTCAATCCCGTGCTGAACTGTTAGACCGCATCAGAAGCGCTAACGTGGGCAAACAGACGGCAAATGGCTCAAGTATGGCGGCTGCTATTGCAAGCCAGCAGGGTACACGTGACCAAATCAACCGTTTGGGTACAGAGATTGACGAATTAGGACGTGATCGTAGTATTCCTATCCAAAAAGTCGAATGGAAAGCACCAGACCTCGCGACATACGACCCTAAGGACGTAACCGTCAAGGATAACTCAGAGGTTGGTGGTGTGAATGATGAGATCTCACCAAACTTGCGTCCAATCTTAAGCGACGAAGAAAAGAAAAAGAAGCAACAGTTAATGTAGGGAGCAATAGGAGATGGATTTTTTTCAAAGAATAGGTAACTTTTTCCAAGGAAAGGGTTGGGTTAGTGATGAGGAAAAACGCCGCAAGGAACAAGAGCAACAATCTCAGCCAGTTCAGCAGAAGGTTACGTTTAATAATCAGAACAATCAGGTGCTCAATAACATCAATAGAGTTCCTGATTGGGCAAAAAGTCCGTCTCCTATTCCAGAACTGAACAAACAAGAGCCACCTAAAGTAGATACAGTGCCTAAAGTAGACACGGTACCAAAGGCGAATGAGTTTAAAATAGATAATCAAATCAAACAAGAAACCAAGCCGATCATCCCGCAAAAAACAGTCGATGACGCTCCTAAAATGCTAACTCCCCAGGGGCAACAGGACTGGGTCAATAAAGAAAACAAACAAATTCAGATTCAAAATGAGGCTAATAAACCAATTCAATTGCCAAAGAAACCGACATTTTTTGACTACGCTAACCCACTTGGCGAGCATGGTCTGTTCGGTGCAAAACAACAGCAGAACTTCAAGAAAACAATTGAAAAACCTATCGCAGATAATGTAGAAAAATTTAATAAGTGGATTGACTCCTCTGACAAGCAGGAGGGTTTTCAGTGGAGCGATCCAGGAGATTATGTACGATTTGCTGCAAAGATACCTGGGGGTATGGTTCAAGGGCTGGCAGAAGCGCCCAATAAAATAGCTAATACGATTACAGGTATAGAAGCAGACGAGAACGGCAAAGTTAAACAGTTAAACGGCTGGCAGCGACTAGGAAAAGGTCTAGACGCCGGTATATCAGTTGGTGGACTAGGATTCGGTGGTTCAGGCACATTGATACGCTCTGCGGTTGGACAAGGAGGCAAACAGCTGGCGGGACAAGCAGCTAAGCAAACTATAGCTAAAAAAGCGCTAGGACTTGGCGGAAATGTGCTAAAGGATGCCGCCAAAGAAGGCGCAGAAGAGGTCGCTCAGACCTTTGCACAGGATTTAGCTGATGACGGTAAAGTAAACACCAAACTAGGAGATTACGCACAAGCTGGGGCGCTTGGTGCGCTTGGAGGCGGCATGATGAGTGGTGTTGGTCATGCTGTAAATGGTGTTAAGGGAGTGGTGAGGAATAAAATTAACCCCTACGGAGAGGAAGGCGTCGGGATTAATCGACTATCTCCAAACCAAATGAAATACAACGCCGCCGAGGTCATGGGCGGTATAGCTGGAGATACAAGAAAGCGACTCAGCCAGGCAGCTTTTGGTGATTTACAGAAGGCACGAACTGGCAATCCATACCGAACAAGTGATGGGATGGATGTGGAACTGAGTCGTCAGGGCAATAGAAAGTTCACTAACCCACAAGCGCGAGCCACCAATGAAAACTTTACCGTCAAGCAACGGCTAGCGCCGTATATTAATCAGGTGATTGAAAAATCTCGCCTCATCGATAGTGCACAAGATCGAAGTGGACATGGTGTTGCGGATGGCGGCTTTGAATACAGAGAGCTGCCTGTCAAATATAGAGGCAATAACTATACTGCTACGCTTGACATAGCCAAGAGTAATGAGCACGGACGCAACACCCTCTATGAGGGCAACATAAGAAAAGCCTCTGTGTTGCCAGGGGAACTTATCGAACCTGGTTATAACACAGAGGCTTCTAGTCGTAATGTAGCACGAGAGGCTGAAAATGTCAATGACGAGAATAACTACGCTACAACAAGAAAATCCCCCATGGAGCCAGCAGGGACAAACCCGTCAACTGAGTTACACCATCTAGGGGATTCTCATGTGGATAGTGTAACAAATAATATAACAGGGCGCAATACTCTTTATGAAGGTAACGTGCGAAGCCAAGAAAAAAGCCACCCAGGTGACCTTAATGGTGCGCCCCGTGGACAAGCCGAACGGGGACTGGGCGACTTTTCTAGTGAAAATATAGCACGAGAAGTCCAAAATGTCGATAACGATCTGTCTAGAATACTTGACCACTACAAGCAATCTCCACGTGGTGGATTAGACATGAATCTTGTTAGACAAGAGTACGCTAACAATCCTGAGGCGATTAGGCGCATAGATGAAGTAATTGCTGAAGTAAAGCAAGAGGCGGCACAAAACAAGTCTAGAGCACAGCGAGAGAGGGAGTACTATACTAAACTCAATGACATTGCTAATTCATTCCAGCCGTGGCAGCCTAAACAAGGACTTAACACTGATGCCATACAAGACTTTCACCGAGCTGAATATGAGCTTGCAAAAGAATATCCAGATGTTGCAGATAATCAAGCGATAATTGACGCTTATGAGAAAAACTCTGCCCTGAATAACAATACCGAGAACATCTATCATCCCGATAACCAAACTGATATTGACAGCATCGAAGCTGCCGACATAGATCCATCTGAATACACTAAAGAAATGACCAAACAGCAGGAATTAGCCCGTAAAGGTGAACAACCTACCCTCAAGGAGCGTTGGCAAGACTTCAAGGCGGATATGCGTGAGAAATTCATAGACAGGTTTGCGCCTATTGAGGATAGAATTACTAATAAAGCAGACCAATTAGAGATGAGAGCTGCTCTGGATAGAACCCTGAGAGCAGATAGTTTGTCTGAAGCATTTATTCGAGACAATAAGTTTGATCAGCTGATCAATAGTTTCAGAAACAAAAAAGAAATGCAGATGTTTGACCAGGCATTGATCGCTAAACACGCTCTAGAGCTAGAGGAAAACGGTGTACAAACTGGACGAGACCTCGCAAAAGACAAAGCACTCATTCGAGATGCGGATAAGCGTTTTGGAAATGAATTTGCTCAGGTGAGAGAATATTCAGATAAGGTCTTACGACAGACAGTAGACTATGGGCTTATAAGTCAAGACACAGCCAACTACTTACGGGAGAAGTATCCTGAATATGTGCCGTTTGACCGTATCTTTTCTGATAGTGAATTAGACGCTCGTACAGGACGAGGAAGAGGAGGCGAGGCAAGCCTCAGTAAACAGGATATTGTCCAGCGAATAAATGGCTCACAGAGGGCTATAGACAGTCCGCTCAATGCGTTAGTCATGAAGACTCAGGACATGATTCAACAGGGTGAACGCAACAAAACAGCCGAACTTCTGGCGAGTTATGCAAAAGATCCAAAAAACCCATTCCTGCTAAAAGAATTGAAGGATGGAGAGAAGGCGAATGGACGACCAACGATCAGCTACCTAGACAAAGGTACAAAACGTACATTCCTTGCCGCACCTGAAGTTGCTAATGCAGCTAAAAATATGAACCGCGAGCAGGTGGGTATCATCTTAAAAGCCTTGATGCAGCCAGCCCGCTTGCTGAGAATGGGTGCGACATCAATCAATGCTGGGTTTACTATGGCAAACGTCGTTAAGGACTTTGTGGGTGCTAGTGTGAACTCAAAAAATGGGTTCTTTTCAACAAATCCGAAAGTCCTAGCCAAAGCATTAGGTGTAGCTTTTCATCATAAGGGTGATATGTACCTAGAAATGCAGCGCGCTGGCGTGTTAGGAAACAGCTATGAATTGACTCGTAATGCTGCTCAGTTAAACCTTAAGGAAATACGCAGCCACAAAAACTTCTGGCGACGTTCAGCACACAACATAAAGAAACCTCTTCAAACACTAGAGAACACGATTGGACGCAGCGAGGACTTTGGGCGAGCTGTTCAATATCTCTCAAATAAAAACTATGCAAAACGCCACGGGATGAGTGAGTCAGAGGCGATAAAATTCGCAGCTGATCAAGCGAGGTGGAACTCCACAAACTTCTTGCGCAGTGGGTCGTACGGTAAAGCCATAAATGCCATTGTGCCATACTCAAACGCAGGTATTCAGGGCCAGCGAATTATGCTCCGCAGGATGAAAGAAAACCCTGTAAGGTATACTTCAAAGGTTGTTTTGGGCGTGGCGATTCCTACCGTTTCTGCCTTGGCTTTCTCATACGGAAGCGAAAAGGGTAAAGAAGTCATGGATAACCTGCCTGACTACGTCAAAGAAAACAATGTGGTGATTGTATCCCCAGGAGCGACCTATAACAAAGAACAAAACAGGTGGGATGGGGTGTTTATGGTTCCAGTACCACCTCAATTCGCACCGCTCCATCGACAACTCCATAACATGACGAAAAGTGTTATGACAGGACAACAATTTGATATGGGCAAAGCCGCTGGAGACGCTGTAGAACAAGTTACGACTGTCAATCCATTGGAAATAAGGCGCACAGCTTCTCAGTACGTTCCACAAGCCGTGAAACCAGCCATAGAGACCTGGGCAAATAAAAACCTATACACTGGTCAAGAAGTCGTACCAGAAGGGATGAAAAACCTTGCTGGAAAAGATCAATGGGACAATAACACCAGCCTAACAGCTCGAAAGTTTGGAGAGCTAACAGGGCTCAGTCCTAAGCAAGTCGATAACGTTTTCAGAACATCGACTGCTGGCGGTGGGCAAAACTTGCTTCACGGTACAGACTGGGCTATTGCAAAAGCCACAGGAGCTTCTGACGATGAAATAAAGGGTAGAAGCATATTAGATTCTATTACTGGGCGATTCTACGCACCAAAAGGCACAAGCCAAGGATCGTACTATTATCAGTCGCTTGAAAAAGCTGCTAAAGACAATAAGCTTGCTGGTAGCGATTTAGAGTTTTTCCAGGGGCTAACTTCTAGAAAGTATAATGAGAACGGTCAGGCAGAAGGTAAAACGGAAGCTGATGCTATAGCGCATAGTCGACTTCTGGCAAGTAAGCCTGCCCTCGTAAAAGCTCTCAGTGATGCGGCTAAATGGCGGTCGGAGCAAACAGGCGAAGAGCTAGACCCTCTATACAAACTTCCAGTGGACAAACAGCAGTACTTCTATCAACTGCAGGGTTCACCTAAGAATGGCGCCGAGCAGAGAAAGCTAAAACAAGATGCACCTTGGCTAGAGGACTTCCAAAAAGAAAGAAGTGCATACTTTAAGCGTCAAGACTTCAAATCTGGAAAGAGTAATCGAGTGCCCTACCCAGAAGTGAATGATGAGCTTCAGGCTACTCTAAAAACATACCACGATATGCCAAGTAGCCCTCAGAAATGGGCATTCTTGGACGCTCACCCTGAACTATCAGATCACTTCAAGCAGATAGAAGACTACAATAATAAAGTCCGTGAGGCTCAAGGTTATGCTCCACAGCGAACTCGTCCACAACAAAGCCAATACGTAAAAATGCAAATGGCTAATAAGAACTGGCGTGATCCTGCCGTTGCTAAGTATTTGCAAGATCTGAATGTCTACAATATTACTAATTCAGCTTCTCTAGCAGAAATGCAGGGTGAAGATCTGTCTCCAAAAGCTCTGAGAGCTATTCAGAGTTTGGGTAAGTATGGATTGGTCAAAAATCCAGACGGAACATTTGCCCTAAAATACCCAGACGGACAAGGTACAAACGAATCCCACATACAAGCTGGTGCAGTAGATACAAATAGCTTCTGGGGTAGAGGCGGCCGTAGAGGATACAGAGGGCGAGGAGGCAGTGCTGGAGACGGCACTAGGACCTCTACAGATACACTTAAAACAGCCAACGCTACAGCTATTAGCATGAATACGTTTAAGCGCAATCGGTCTTCAGAAACACCTCAATTTACAGGTAAGGCTATCCAGTTAAATCAACTACTAAAATCACGAAAACCAAAAAGTAGAGTAGTTACATTTAAATAGTTTTATGCTAGAATAAAAGTAATTCTAATCTACCAAAGTGCTTGGCGATTGGATACATAAAAAATAACTTGCGGTTATTTGTGTATTCGTTGCCAAGCACTTTTTCATGAATCACCGCGGAAGGTGGTTTCATGAAAGTAGAAGAGGTAATAAACCTTGCCTATCAAACGGCAACAGGTAAAACAAAAACACTCAGTCCTGGTAACTCAAAATATGAGCGTATGCTCAATATTGCCAATATGGCTACTATGCAATGGGAGAGTGAGCCAGACGTCGTATGGGGTTCTTTGTGCGAAGATAGGGAAATAGGCGTAATTGACGATAATACGTCATACAAGCTGTCTGCAGATATCAGGACAGTAGATTTTCGCAAGTTTGTTCGGCTAACGAAAGATGCTCAAAATTGGACATTTCCGTTTATATCCCCCCAAATGGCTAAAGATGGATGCTATGGTGTCATTCAATTAGGCTGGAGACTAGACTTTAAGGGTCTATCTGAGCAGATGAAAGGTGCAACAATTATCGTGCCTATAGTCCGCCACGCAAAAAAACTAATAAAAGCTGACGACATCGTAGAAGTTGATGATCCATATTGGTTGGTGTACATGATTGCAGCTGAGTTTGTGCGTAATAGTCGCACTAAATCTAATCAGTATGGCAACTTGATCACCCTAGCACAGTCCTCAATGGAAAGTATGAAGAACCGCAACGGTTACAAGTTTGATGAAGTGCCCAGGGAGGATATTTGGCTATGATAAAGCCACCAAAAAGCACTCCTCAGCCTAATATTGATAGGTTAAGCATTAAAGCCTGGAACAAGGGATATATTTCTGCTATGGATGCAGGGCGTATGCCTAATAGTGGATTGTTGAAAATGACCAACGCCAGATTAAAACAGAATGGAACAGTCGCCCCACGTCCAGGTACCAGGCAATACGGGGATACTTTACCAGGTGAAATATTGGGATTTGATGAGTATGTTGAAATTATTGACAATAAACGAGTGAATAAACTCCTTGCTATTGTGAAGGATAGCAATAGAGCTCATGCCTATAGTGCTGTAGACGCAAAAGGGTGGACCAGAATAGAAGGGATAGACTATCATCCTGAAGCGTATCCAACATTTACTCAGGTTAGAGACAGGGTGGTAGTGACGAATGGAGAAGACTATTTATCCTATTATGATATCCAAAAGAAAAGGAATATCCGCCCAATAGCCCTACCAACAGTCACTGGTGTAAAAGCTGAAGCCTTTGGCGTAACGGGAACAAACGACACTCTCTATTACTGTGTGACGGCTGTAAAGAATGGAGAAACGGCACGAAGCGACGCAGCTAGCGTAAAGGTTAGTAAAGGGCGTACTGAATGGCGCGGTAAAAACGTTGATAAAACAAAGGGACAAGCTGAAGAATACGTCAAAATAACCTGGAATAAAACGCCAGGTGCGGAATATTACGTTCTTTATTGTGGGATATCACCAACAAGTATGCGAATGATGGATGTTATCGGTCAGGCTAGTGATGATGCACAAACTCAATCATATGATGATATCGGACAAAAAATTCTCAATCCTAACGTTATTCCGCCTAACTCTAACAGCACAGCAGGAGTGAAGGCTTCTCGATCCGTTTTGGTAGCAAGTCGCTTATATCTTTTAGGAGATAAAGACGACCCTTGGAAAATAACCTTTGGTGGCGCAGATCCAGACACTATGCTGGACTTCTCGGCTTTTGCAGGTGGTTACATCCGAATAAACGCAGGATCTAAAGAAATACCAGCTGCGATGCGCCCATTTAGAAATGGTAAAGGTGATGCCGTGCCGATGATCCTTTGCTCTGAAACGAATGGTAACGGTAGCCTGAAATATCTTCAATCGTCAAGCATGCAATTAGATTCTACGAATATTCAATGGATCAGTGTAATTGATGATAACGGGCGAGATGGCACAGACGCTCCAGACTCAGTAGTTGTTTACAATAACGCACTTATTTACATTTCTAAAACTGGCTTTAAGACCACTCTCACTAAGCCACAAATGCAAAATGTTTTGTCCACTGAGAATCTGACTGACAATATACAACCCGATGTTGAGCGTCTCAGTAGTAATTGTATTCACAAGTCACTTGGGCTAGAAGTAAACGGTATGATTTACTTTGCCGTTCCTGTCGGTGGAGAAAAACTAAACCAGCTATGGGTACTTGATATGAAACGCGGTGGGGTGTGGTGTATGCCGTGGATCATTGGCAATATTAATGATCTAAAGGTCTACGGTAGTAGTGACGGTAAAACAAGGGTTCTATTAGCAATAGGGAACAAACTAGTAGAACTAACAGATGAAATAAAAATGACAGACAGCGGCAAGTCGTTCATCACAGACATCAACTCTGGGGTTATTAAGTTTTCTGATGATGGTGCACTGTGGACGAGCGCTGTAGATATAACATTTATTTTATTGAAGCCGACAGGAACAATCAATTTTTCTGTATCAGGAAAAACTGAAGATGAACCGCTCCAACTACTTACTAACTTTAGCAAGAACTTTACACCAAAAACTGTTCCTATCGGGTGGAATAATACATCAGGGTGGAACAGTCCACTGGGGTGGGGATTTGTGCCAAAAACCTATGAAGCAGCCAGTGGCGAGGTTCGCATACCAATCACAAAAGATATCGATGAAGATGTGAACTGGATTCAATACTCGGTTACTACCAATGAATCAGGGGCTGATTTTGAGCTATCTGACGTGATAATTCAACACATACCGATAGGAGTTATTTTTGAGGAGGATGAAGATGAATAAAACAAAAAAGGAGAATAATATGGAGCAGAACGAGCGTCTAGCTCGCATCGAGACATTCAATGACAAAGTTGTTGAGCCATCTCTAGCGCAAATCTTAAATAAACTTGATGGGCTTGTCAGTAGAACTGAGTTTAACGAGCGCAAGAAATATGTTGACGCCAAACTATCTGAGCTAGAGAAGGCAATCAAAAACATCAACGACCGCAACGAAAAACTAGACGGCAATATCTTCATCAAAGCCATCGTCGCTGGTGAAAAGAAGGTGGTAGGCTTAATCGTCAAATACACAGGAATAGCTGTTCTTGTCGCTACAGTAGCATTTTTTGTGATCACCCAATTCATTAATTCCATTCAGTTAACTAAACCTGAGATGCGTGAAGTAATAAAAGAAGTAAAGGAGGTCAAAAAGTAATGGCATATCAAGAACTAACACAATTTAATTCGCCAAACTATACGCCTAGCAGCCAGGTGCCAGCAGTGTACGGCATGGCACGAGTCGTGGAAGGTGTAACCTATCATTGGTGGGGAGATCCTCGACAAAACCCACAGTTTATGAATATTGTGAACTATCTTTGCCGCCCAAATGGTGATACATCGGCTCATGTTGTCGGCGAAGCAGGACGCGTTGCTTGGATTATAGACGCACAGCATGCTGCATGGCACGCAGGCAGCGCTAGAGGAAATGCTACGACAGTTGGTTATGAATGTAACCCTCGCCTAAGTGACGGCGACTATGAAACGATGGGCGAGTTCCACTATGATATGGAGAAAGCATATGGTCGCCGTTTGAGTATTTATGTACACAAAGAATGGAGTTCAACCAGCTGTTCCCCAATTGACAAGGGGCGCATTCGTGCAATCGCCGATAGGTTCCATCAAGGCGCGCCAGCAGCTATTAATCAGCAAATCCGTACATTATTCTTGAATCTTTTAGAGCGTGAACCTGACGCCGCTGGTATGGACTATTACAAGAAACAGGCAGCACACGGCTGGACGATCGATCAGATTAAATCGGATATTCTAGGCAGTGCAGAATACAAAACATTGCAAGAACGCAAGCGCCGTGAAGCGGAAGCAGCAAAACCCGAATGGATCAAGAACAAAAAAGATTATAAGGGCGACAAACTGTTTGTTATCGCTGTTGATGGTGCCCAGGTGCTCAATTTAATGGCAGCTCCGCCCGCATCTGTAGGTCCTCATGTTATTTCTAAAGGCACGCAGGTCGATATTGTGCAGGAAACAATAGTTGGTGGTAAAAAATATTATATATCTGACTGGGCAACGAAAAAGGGCTTACCATATGGTATACCAGCAGACAAGCTGGGCACAGTAGTAGAGAATAAAGAGCCTACCGACAAGCTACATAATGACCTAGAAAAACGTGTTAGTACGCTGGAAAAAATCGTCAGTAAAATTGTTGAATTCCTAACAAGTCTATTCAAAGGGTTTAAACCATGAAACTAGCAGAGCTCAGCGAAGCAGAGCTAGTGGACGAATATCGATTGTCCCTGCAACAGCAAGCAGAAGCAACCGAACGTATTCTAGCGTTAGAGGATGAACATTTTAGTCGTAATTTTGGTAGAACAGCTTTAAGTTGGTTAGTAAAAGAAGGAGAAGAGTATGATAACTAAACTATTCAGTATAGAAACAAAAAACGGACGAGCAATGCGAACGCTCCTACAAGGTTTTCTGGGGGCAATGATCACATTCACTGCTCTATACAAGATCCCCGAGTTCACTGAATTTATGAGAAGTCTAGACACATTGACAGGCTCGCTTGTGTTTTCAAGTAGCTCAGCAGCCATTGCCGCTGGGATTAGTCGTTTAATGCCTGTGATTAGTACGATTATTGATTTTATAAAGGAGAAAAAATAATGCTACGAAAAGCTTCAGCAGACGGAAAACTACCGGTAGAAGCATTACTAAAACTACAAAAAGAGAAAGATGCACAGAGTATCTCTGTAAGTACTGTTGACGGCTGGAGACTCGGAGAGACTGTTGATTTCATATTATTTAAAGTGGACTCTGATAAAAAGATTATTCCAGGCTCTGTAAGCTCTTGGACGGGTATTCCTGCATCAAATGGAGACATCAACAACCTAGTCTTAAAAGGAGGAATGGATCAGCTTTATCCACCCAACTCAGTAGTAATGGCAACTACAACATCAGCTTGGGCTAACGATTTGGTCGGAGCAATACTTGTTTCTCACAACCCAGACGGCACCCTCAAAGACGGATCAGTAACGTATGAAGCTTTGGATTCCACTACTGAGTTCGTGGAGCAAGGTTCAAGTATTGATTTCAATGATGCTCGCTTGTTCAAATTTGGTAAATGGGTATTTCGAGAAAACGATGTAATTAAAGCTTGTGCTAACCGCCCATCAGATAACCCAGGTTGGCTCATTTCCACGCCGCTCAATCCTACTGTTGTACCAGGCTCGCAAGCAAAAGGTTACGTCAAGCAGCAATATGCCGACACTGAAGGGAATTTCTATACCCGTATCATTAAAAGTGGAGATACAGCTACACCTATCACTTATGGTGAGTGGATGAAGGAGGCCAAGGACTATCCTGATGTAAAAACAGCTAAAGAAGAGAGTGTGCAGATTGGTTGGGGCATGCAGCTACAAATGTATCGTATCGGTAATGTCGTATCAGCACATATAAATCAGATCAATGAAATCCCAGCAGGAACGTTCTCACCGGGAGAAAAAATACCAAAGAAATATCGCCCTGCTGCAGAATCAACCCTGATGATAACTGGTATTAACTCTGGTCGATACGCAGGTAATGCTACCTACAAGTTTACCAAAGACGGCTCTGTAACTGGATATTCTGCTATCCCTGGAAGACAAGAGTGGTATGGGTCGGCAACCTGGTTGACAGACCAGCTGTGGGAGAAATAGGTTGACTTTTATTTCAAAGTTTGCTAATATAAGAACATATCAGATAGGTAATTGATAACCTCGGTCGTTTTTGGCTGGGGTTTTCTTTGTCTTAAAATAACCTCTTACTCAAAATCGATAAATCGTGGAAAAGCTGTCAAGGGTTTTGCACCAAATTCTTGCGTCTTTTTCACAACAAACAAATTTCACCTATGAAAAATGAAGGTGCTAGTTTTTCATTGGCTTAAAAAAGAGGGTAAAGATGGGGAAAATTGTTCATATTTCTGAGATTAAAACGCCATTGACAGAAGCCATTAAGAAATGGAGAGCTGACAATGTATGATTTTGACAAACAACAAGTGATTGAGCCGAAGCGTCAATTTACAGGCGTTTGGCTGCCGAGAGAGCTGCTGCTAGACAAAAGACTAACTGCTGTCGATAAAATCCTTTACGCCGAGATAGCAAGTTTTGGCGAAAAGGGATGTTGGAAGCGCTCTGAAGAGCTGATGGAGCTTTGTAGAGTGAAGAGAGATGCGTTTGCGGCTAGCTGTAAAAGATTGATAGATTTTGGGTATATAACACAGTCGCGTGAGTATGGTCGGATGAGACGAAAGAGTACGCTAGGATTTAGTCAACAGTCGGAAAAACCCGCTGATGAACAGTCGGAAAAACCCGCTGATGAACAGTCGGAAAAACCCGCTGATGAACAGTCGGAAAAACCCGCTGATCATATAGATAACACTATAGATAACACTATAGATACTATTAATAGTAAAGTTAGTAAAAATCTACTAGACTTACTAAACGAAAAAACTAAGCGTAATTTCAGAATACTTCCACGAGGTTACAAAGAAACCTTGAAGAAGTTCTCGTTAGAAGAAATTGGTAAAGCACTAGACATACTCGTTGAAGACGAATGGCACTCGAAGAAAATCCACGAGCTAAAAAGTGATTACTTACTCAGAGCCTCCACAATAGACAATATGCTGTCGAAACGGAAGAAGCAGCACGAAAGCATGGCAGACCTCGACGAGTTGTATGGAGATGGAGAATGGCTGAATACGCTGTGAATTATCTAATCGCTGAATCGTTGAAATACCACAATGAAGCCGTAAAGACGCTCAGAAACAATTACATAACACTACAGAGCATATCTAACATCAATCACAATGTCGATAAATACGAAGAGCTATTTCAAACAATTGAGGACGCTGCAAATTGGCATAAATTAAAAATCAGGGAAATTTTACATGGACAATTTGACTTTTCTTAAATCAAAAATCGAAACATTAAAACCTGCAGACCAGGTAAAACTGTACGAGTATGTTCTCGGGGCATCAGTTGAGGCAGCAAAGTCAGCAGCGAAGGAACTTGAGTTCAACATGATGATTGATTATCACGACGAAATCGAGTTTCGTATGAAGAACTGGGGCAAAATCATGGGACTGCATACGGGTAATTGGGTGCTTGATCGTATGACAATGGGACTAGCACCAGGCGAACTTACTGTCATAGGAGGGGCTACGAGTAATGGTAAAACGGCCTTGAGTATGAACATTGCGGCAAACGTCGCTAAACAGGGAAAATCGGTGCTATTTGTTACCTTAGAGATGACACATGGCGAAGCAGGTGTCCGTTTCAGAAAAATACTTGGTGAGGAACAGTATTTGAATACTGCTGCTAACATCTTCTTCCAAAAAAACGATGAGCTGAGTTGGAAATCTATTGATGGGCTAGTCCGCAAAGCTAAAGAGGAAGCAGAGTGTGAATTAGTTGTCATTGATCACCTTCACTATTTTACTCGAGAGGTACAAAATGTTGCTGATGAATTGGGCAATATAACCAAGGAGTTGAAGAAGAACGCTATTCGTCACCAATTACCGATCATCTTGATCAGCCACACTAGAAAAGCACCAGACAGTCATACTCGAAAGACTGGAATAAACGATTTGCGAGGCTCAAGCTACATTGCGCAGGATGCGGATATCGTTTTAATGGTTGAGCGAAACTTAAAAGAGTTTCCGAACGATATCATCGTTACACTGGAAAAAAACCGCAATAGATACGGTTGTAAGGTTGGCACATCGTACCATTTCGAATTTAGGGAGCTTAAGGTGATTGAACCATCGAGGAATGATAGGTTCGGCACGTAGGACTTTGTGAATTTTACACTATGCAAAAAAGGCTAGACATGGCAAAATCGAGAAAGAAGAGTTTTTGAAAAATCACGTCATATCTACCGCCAAGTTGACGACCGTGTGGGTGGTCTGAAAGCAACGCTAGTTGGACGCTCCAAAATCCTACATTTAACTTAAATTGTGGGAGAATTATGGATAAGAATATTACGTTGGAGCGTGCATTATTTTACTTTGTAAGACATAAAGAAGCACATGGTAAAGCTACTAACACAACAAAAATAACTTACGTTTGTATTCTTGAAGATTTTATCAAATCGATAGAAGCTAACACTGTTAAGGATTTAGATATTTTAATAATTGATAACTTTATCGATACACTATCTTTAAGAGGATACAAGCCAAAAACTATCAAAAATAAGGTCGTGGTTATTAGAAGTTTTATTAAATTTTTGTATGCTAAAAACCTTATAGACATAAGACCTGAAGCAATTGAAATACCAAAAACAGTTGAAGTCGAAGCTAACTTTTTAGACGGAGAAGAGCAGTGCGCTTTGGTAAAATCTGCTAAGAATCTAAGAGATAGGGCTTTGATTATGACGATATTGAGTAGTGGGTTGCGAGCTTCTGAAATCTTAAGTCTAAAGAGTGATGACCTATATGAAAGATCTCTTATAGTTTCTAGAGGAAAAGGTGGCAAGGCAAGAGTGACGTTCATCGATCCTGCAACTGAAGTAGCTATTAGCGAATACCATCACACAAGAGAAATAGACTCCATTTTTATTTTTACTAACAGCTTCGGTAAGCCGCTCAGCCGACAATATTTATCAAGAATGATATCTGAAACTGCAATAAGAGCTGGAATCAAAAAGAGAGTAAGTGCTCATACCCTAAGACATAGTTTTGCGACTAATATGCTGCGCAGAGGAGCAAGGATTGAGGATGTTCAGCCTTTGATGGGACACTCAAATATTTCAACTACTAGGCTATATATGCACTTTACGAACGAATATTTGAGGGAGCGATACGATATGTTTAATAAGGAGCTTGACAAAACGCCTGCGGTTTGCTAA